TGTTGGAGTTGATCCCAGTCGCGTCGTAGTCGCGGAAGGCCTGTCGCCAGACCAGGTTCTCCTGGGTGATCTCTTCGACTCGGTCGCGGAGAATCGGGTGCGTCAGTCGGAAATCATCGATGTCCCCGACCTTCACTGCCAGTTCCTCCGCACTCATCTCGGAAATGTCAATTTCGTCTGTCATTGTAATATAATGTTACTGTGTATCAGTTCTCGTAGCGGATGAGGGCCACGTTGCTCCCATCTTTATCAGTACGGTTGGCTTCGTAGACTGTATAGTCGCTTTCACCAGTCCCAAGGACACCGTCGCCTGTTTCGCCAACAGTAGCAGATGCGGAGACATCGCCATCAACAATTGCCCACACAAGTCCGTGCGAAACCATCTGGATAGCTTCACCATCACCGGCTGCGTCGGCAAGCACACCGTCCGATGTATCGTCAGCACCAACTGCATCGACCGTAACGTGGTCACCCGTCGCTGCTCGGCCAGTAACCTTGACCGGCGTCCCACCGGCAAGCGTCCCGCCACTGTCGTTTACAACTGTAACCTGATCGCCGTGACCGAATTCTCGGTCGCCACCTTGCAGTGTCATTGTATTGTAGTAAAATTAGTTGTCAGTTAGTCGAGCACCGTCTCAACGTCGATGCCCATTTCGGCAAGCCCGATCTCGCCCGATCGAATCTTCTCGGCCTGTCGGTGCATCTTGCCGTCTTCGAGGTGCTCCGCAACTGCCTCTCGAAGTTCCTCTTCGGACATCTCGGACGGTTCGCCCTCCGAGAGTTCCTCTTTCGAAACCGAGCCACCCTCGGGTTCGGGATCGGACTCGGTCGCTCCGAGTTCACCAGTGACCGACGCCTCGTCGTGCTCAGTCACCTTGTCGCGGAGTTCGAGGGGCGTGAATCGGTCCTGAAGCTCCTCGCTTTCGAACGGACTGTACTCGGCCAGTTCGTCCGCAAAGACGGTGCCGATCTCGTCCACGAGCCCGTTCAGTTCCTCGTACTCGTCCGTACCGAGCACAACCGGCTCCTCGTGGGCCTGCAACTCGTCCAGGGCGTCCTCGTCAACGCTGTCGAGTTTCTCCTGATTCTCGGCCAGTTCGTCAATCGAACTGTTCACGTCTTCGAGCCGGGATGCGAGTTCGTCGGCATCCTCGGCCTTGCTTCGAAGCGATTCCACGTCGTCCTGTTCGATGACCACGGGCTCGGACATCTCCTCGATCTCCTCGTCCGTGAGCGCATCATATTCGATAGTGTCTGTCATTGTAGTGATATCGGTTGTATCAGAAGTGTTGCCCACCGTACTCGACCCAGTTCGGGCGTCATTGTCCAGTGATGCAACCTGCAAGTTCGGCTGCGATGTCGCAGCCATCGATTCCCCGGCAACCGGTTCATCGAATTCGTCTTCAGCCCACGCGTTGATCTTCGACTGCAACTCGTCGGCCATGTCGTCGGAAATGCCGTCCACTTGGCCAGCCATCTGGTGGGCCGAGTCGAGTCCGTCGAGACTCAGGTCCCCGTTCGGGAACACAACTGGCAGGGCCAGATCGCCGTAGTTTTCCGGAGGCCACTCGCCGGTTTTCGAGACAATGAAGTGATCATCGATCTCGGACATGTTGTCCGTGTCAAAGTCGGACATGGCCGGCTTGTCCCATTCACTGTCGGCGTCCGTGCCGTCATACTCAGGCGTGTGCCATGTGGCTTCCAACTCGGCCGTCGATCCGGTTCGAACGGCGCTGGCTGACATTGACTCGACCTCGTGTAGTGGCTTCTGCATCGTGTCGCCAGTCTTAGTGAACTGGCCATCTTCTTTGTCGATGGCATCGATTTCGACCATGAGCGTGCCATCGTCGGTTTCGAAGCCAGCAATGGTGCCCATGTTACCATCCCACATTACGGTCCCATTGATATCGAGGCCGTTGATGGTTGCCAATTCAGCGTCGTGTCGGTCAGCATACTGTGCCATCTCGTCCTCGTGCATGCTCATATCGGCTTTCGACATGAGCGTCTGCATCGGCTTGATATCGGAATAGCCGGCCGTGATGGTGAAGCCAGTCGACTCCATCGAGCCATCATCGAGGCCCATAATCTCGACCATCACGATGTTCTTTGCCTCGTCAACGTGGACGATCTTTCCGAAGAGATCCGGCTCGACCTGCCATCGAACCAGGTCGCCTTCGTCCCACTCGGGCGCATCGCCCATCATCGACTTCGGCATGTCGGTTCGATCGGGCATGTTTGTCATGTCTGAATCGTCTGTGCGTCGTGCAAGACCGTTTTCTTCTGCCATTTCGTCCGGCACATCCGGAATCGAATCGAACGGATTGTACGCCCAGTTGAGCAGGCTAATGGCCCACTTGCTCGGGCACCCCGACGGTCCATCTCTGGGATCATCGGGCTCGTTCTCTTCGTCGGACATCCGGCTGATGAACGAGATCGTCCGTTTCGCATCCTCGATCTCGTCCGATCCCCACTCGGACTTGTTCGTGTCGAGTAGGTGCATATTGCGATCGATAACCGCTTCCGGATCGACAGAGGCCTTATTTGCACACGGATGATCGGCCCATCGTTCGAGATCACTGGCCGACATGTTGACGTGCTCGGACCACTCACTGTAGACCGAATCGAGATCCTCCTCGTCGCCTTCAAGCTCGGCTGCTTCGGCATCGATCGCAGCCTTGAATCGGTTTTCATCGTGGTCCCACATCGAAATCGAGTCTTCCTTGTGGGCCACCATCGTATCCGTGAATTCGCCCGATTCTGGATCGTAGTTCTCGATCAGATAGACCGTGCTATCACCAGCACAAATTTCCTGATCACCGTCGATCTCGTCGGAATAGCAACCGTCGGATTTCATCCCGCGCACTTTGCCGTGCCAGGTACCACCGGACGAATCGCCTTTGACCCAGTCGCCCTTGCTGTATTCAGCGAGTTGGGCCGTCGATCGTTCGACACCAGATTCGAGCGTTGCGACAGCACCAGATTTCGGCCCGGCTGCCATAGCAACAGCGCCCGACGTGTCGAGGCCACCGATCTCCGCTGTGTTCGACGGTGAGGCCCCTTGCGAGACGACCGACAGATTGTCGAAGAGGATCGATGTGACACGCTTCGCACCGGACTCGGTCTCTTCGAGTTCCTCGACCGGGTCGTGGTATGCTCTGGCACTTACTTCCTGAATGCCAGCAGCAACGTCTTTGGCCAACTGTTCGTAGTGTGAAGCGATCTCGGCTTCGTATCGGACCCCAACGCCCTCATCGTAGAAGGCCTTCGTGACGGTTCCGACACGACCGTCGCTGTTGTTCTGGTGATCGCGGACGAGCGGTTTGCCTTGCAACGACGACGCAGCTTGCTTCAGTTCAGCAGCCGGCCACTGCTTTTTGATACCACTGTTGCCGACTGTTACATCGCCAGCACCGAGGGCAATCCCACTAATCGTGTACTTGCCATCGGAATCCAATTCGGAGTTCAGTTCGGCAGTACCAACGCCGGCCTGCGAAACACTCCGAGTCGCTGCGTCACTCATAGATCAATTAGTTCGCCGTCGATCGGTAGGTGTCGCTGTACGCGAACCCGTGCCCGTTTTCGGCCGGATCGGAGGCCGGGTGGGTCCTGGCTTCAAAGTCCACACTGTTTCCAGTGGCACCAGTCACCTCAATCTCAACAATTGCCGTTCGACCAAGAGCCGTTGTTCCGGCCCCACCATAGTTACCAGCAGTCGGATTGAACACATCCTCTTCTACGACCGACTCATCGGCCGGGGTAATATTTTCAGGATCGTCGTCTTTTGCTACACGAAACGTCACTGTACATTCGTTGTCACCGGTCGCGTCTACTCGAACGGCATCGTGTCGCGGATGCCCATCGAAGTAGAGCGTCTCGGATTCGCCTTCAGCAAGGCTGACTGTCTTTGTCGGATAATTAACCATAGTTAGTTGTTGATTGTAATTCGACCGCGTTCGTACGCAAGCACGAAGTCCTCCCAGTCCATCGTTCGGATCGTGGACTTCGATCGGTTCCGTCTATACACCGCATGTCCGCCCAGATCGCCGAGCAACTCACAGGACGTGCCATCTAAGTCGAATCGCGTCCCGTTACAGTGGTCGATTGTAAACGGGAGCATATCGTCTGGCACATAGCGACCATCGTGTGCGAGTGAGTCCTCGGCAACACCAAACTCAGGTGCGTAGTTGATCTGCACTGTCTCCTTCGATCGGAAATCGGTATCAGTTTTCTGAGCAGACATCGTCGGTAATATAGACCGGATTGATTGACCACAATTCGTCAGCGACATTGAATTATCTTAGACTACCTTAGAATCGGTTTCTCCATCTTTCGGTGCCTAAGATTTCGTCCTTGAAGCTGCTGCACAGGCGTCGAGAGCCGATTTCTGACATACATCCTCTCCAAGTCGCCCCCATTTGTGTCCACGCGTCCAATGCGATCAAGCGAGCCGGTTTGTCTGATTTACGCCAACTCGGGGGCCAATTGTCAAAGCCAACTCCCGGATCATCAACACCGGGTACGTTGAGCAATTCCGATACGGATTTGTGATGCAGTTCAGCAACACGCCCATCGTTGAGCATTTTATAACTGGCTGCCATTTCAGCATCATCGAGGTCTTCTTCAGGATTATCGGGCATCTCGTTTTCGTCTCCGATAACGGTCTCCCGATCTACGGCCGTAATTTCATCTACGGTATATGGCTTTGAGCCACCGCTAACTCGTGCCACAACATAGACATCATCACCTTCAGAACCAACTGTCTCCGTTTTGTCGTCACCAGTCGGCCACTCCATCGGGCCGGACATAGCAGCCACGATGGTCCCGTACTGCCCATCATCGTATTCGACCCACTGTCCCTCTTCAAGCGACTGTAGTTGTGCGACGTATCGTGCGCGTTTCATGCTGAATCAGAATCAAGTTGTGTCACCGGAACGATTTCTGTCCGGCAGTTAAAGTGGAACGGGGGAACGGTTGGCAAGGGATCGAAGCCATCGAAGAGCATGTCATCCGGCACATCAGCTTGGAACTGTTCACCAAGCGTCTGATCGGCATCGAACAGGGCCACTGATCCATCACCATCGTCACAGGTCAACTCCTTGCACAACGGCGTTGTGTTCGGATTACAGGGATTGATCAGTTCGACCCCGATGATCTCGTCGTGTCGATCGTACTCGGCCATTTTGAGGGCATTGACGCCACTCATGATCTCGATCCGAGCCATTACATCGGCCCGCTCTCGAAGATCGTCGTTGTCGAAGGACTCGGCCAATCGTTCACCGACGACGGCCGGCGACTCATCGTGTTGGACAGCTTGCGTCGTGTTAACACGCGCAAATTCGTCCATATCACCGACCACGTTCTCGAACGAGTCGGCCATTGCATCGGACAGGAATCGAGCCCGCTGTCGATGCCGGGCACCCATATCGAGTTCGATCTGTGGCGAATGATTTGGTTGCGACAGTGTATCGAGTGTTGCTTCGATAGCTCGCTCGAAGTGGTCTCGGGAGCGCGGATCAATGCGAGCGTCACCAGTGGCCTCAGAGACGGCCCGAGCGATCGCTCCATCGAGTTCGTCACTGTTGCGGAGTGATCGGTCGGCCGTGTCCTCGAACACGCTCACAAGCTGCTCACGGACGTTCACGAGTTCCTCGTAGAGCAAGTCGGATAGATCGGATTCGATATCACGCGTGCTCACGAGTCGCGGATCACTCAGTTCTCCGACTGTTCCAGCCAATTCCGCGGTTCCGGGTTCTGTAGTGACGCGAAAGGAGTTATCAACTGACACAGTGCCAGTGTTTTCTGCACTCGATGAGCTTGAGTTAGCGTCAGATTCTGCTTGTCGTTCTTCTTCAACGTCATCCGGATCAGTGACGATATCATCGCTGCTGATAGCCGTAATGGGCTGCTCTTGCTCCCCATTCGTGGCATCGCTTGTGTAGCGAATGATACTACCTTCAACGTCTTCGGGTGCCACTTCGCCGTTCGGTCGGCCCAGATGGAGTTCCACGCTATCGGCCCCATCGAGGCCATAATCTGTTGCGACATCGCGGAGGTACGGCGTGAACAGTTGCTCGACTTCCCGACGAGTCTTCTTCACTTCTTTAATGAACGTCCGCTGCTGGGATTGGGCCACAGCCGGCGCGACGTTCTGGGCGAACCCGCCAGTTGCATACACCGGACCAGGAAGGCCGGACATGATCATTGAAATGTCGAAGTTGAGTGTGTCCTGAATGTCAGCCGTGTCGCCGGCAAACTCCTCGACGCTCACGTCGCCGGCCACTGCTTGCATCATTCCAGGACTGATCTGACCATCCTCGTAGGCCGAGATAAAGTTCTGCACTTCCTCTTCATTCCACGGGTTGTCTTCGTCGCCCAACTGAAAGATGATCTGGGGCCACGCTTTGAACTTGACAGCATCGTCGTTGTCCTGCAACTTTTCGAGCAGTCCTTCGGCACGACGGGCACTCGATGCGATCCGAGACGTGCCTCGTGGCTCCCCGATCTCGGCGTCTCGGGTCCATTTGATGACTTGATCGCGTGTGTACACGACCTCGTTCGTCTGTGCCCATTGGGGCTTCAGTTCATCGAACTGTACGTAGGCCCCCATTTCACCATCATCAGTGAGCGGGGGTTGATCTCGGGACTGATCGATATCCGGATTGAAGGCCTCAGCTTCCGAGTCATCTGGTGCCGGAAGCATGGCCTTCCCAGGCTTCGTGTAGATTGTAATCGTATCGTTCTGCAACGGATACAGGGCCTGGTTTCGGTTTTCACTATCCGTGACTTTCTCAAGGAATACCGTGCCCTTGATCTCCCGTTCGCGGACCATTGACTCGATCAGTCGTGAGGCATTCACGTCCGTTTCCGTATTGATAATTGCGACGTTTCGGAAGTACTCAGTGAGTTGCTCCGCTGTCTCTGCATTGTCACAGGTGATATACCAGCCGGGCTCAACGACTTCCGAAGAAAAGTTATCGATTGCCGATTTGATCGGGCCGACATTCTCGTAGAGCTTGCGATAAAAGTTAAGATCGTCTCGGGGCGGATCGTGTTCGAGTGCTCCGCCACGAATGAGGCCAGACGATCGCTCTTCACCCTGATAGCCTTCAGGTTCCGGCTCCTCATCTCTGGAGCCATCAATGAGTTCCGCAATCGACTGGCGTAAATTATCAAATCGGCCCATTACTTCGTCTCATATATCTCGTAATGGGGGTTCTTTTAAACCAGGGGCTATGGTTCAATTGAAACCGTGATATACTGTGTCGTAGGGAACGTTTCAGTCCCAGTTTGGTATTGGACAACAAATTCCCCATTATACACACCAGCATCGCTTGTATCAGACGCATCCCACTCGTATGCGACCTTTCCTGATTCGGCATCAGTGACAACCGCATCGGACTCAACAACTGTGTCACCGGACTCGGGCTCTGTCAGTACAAACTGAACGGTCGCGTTTGTCAGATCGGGATACGAGCCATCTTCGTTTTGCAACTGCCATTCGAGTCGAGGTTGTGTTGACTCCGCTGCGATAGCAAAGTCGTAGTTTCGGTTCACCCAGTCCGGTCGTGTAATGCCATCCATTGTTAGTTGTATCGAAGTCGATTGCTGCCAACGTGTACTTGATTCAGGTCCTCGTCTCGGGACATCTCGCCATCGTCTTCACCAAACGAGTAGCCTCGTTGCCCGTTCTCCGATTTGACCTGGCCGATCGTCTTCAATTCAGTCATGCCCTGTGCACCCATCGATCCAGTGCCACCGGTTTCAGGGAGCGCCCAGACTGCCAGGGCAAGTGAATCCGGGATATCGTCGTGGAATCCGCTCTTTGCGTGGATCGACAGGTTGCCCGACTTGGTCTTCTTGTAGCCGAGCTTTTCGAGTTGGAGCCGAATGTCCTCGTCGGCCGGCAAGTGGACGTTTCCGGCTTCCATCTCGGCCTTCATCGTCTGATAGACTGATTGCTTCTTCTGTGTCGACAGATAGACCGCGTTCACCTTGTTGCCGATTTTGTTTCGCAACTCAGCCACTGGTCCTTCCCCAACGCCACCCCGATCGATATTGATTTGCTCGAAGTTGTAGTGATTATCGAGTTGCTGAATGCGCTTTCGGGCCTCATAGACACCAAAGTCGTGCTTTTCGACCGAGAAGATATTGCCGTATTCATCGATCATCGAGAGTATCGTCTGATCGGTCCCCTCGGCCCCAAGGTCAGCCCCCAAGTAGAGTCGAGCGTTCGGATCGACTTCCTGCTGTTGTGACTCAGTCGCATACTGTGTCACACCACGCTTGACATCGTCGTTGAGGCAGGATTTGATGAGCGGGTTCGTGAAGAACTGATCACCGGTCGGAACGAACTCGCCCAGGATCTCCTGTTTGATCTGGTTCCGTGTCTTCCCTTTCTTGAGTTCTTCGATATCATCTTCATCGATCTTCGGGTTATTGTACGAAGAGACCTGTACTTTCTCCCACGGACTGTCCGACAGTTCGGATTCCTGGGCCTTGTCATAGAAGTAGCCTGAAGCCCCGTATGGCGTCGAAGAAAGCACGATTGTCCCCTTCGAAACGAGTGTCATGGGTTCGATGACCTCCTTGAAGATCGAATCCTCAACGAAGGCTGCCTCGTCAATAATGATCAAATCGGCTGTGAACCCACGGATCTTGTTCCCGTTTCGCCCAGTTGGGACAACTTTAATGCGACTGTCGTGTTCGAACTCGATCTCCGTTTGTGTACTTCGCTCGATGCCCCACTGTTCGTCGGCCAGTCCGGAATTGTTGATTTCGGACTGCAACTGGCTGAACAGTTCCGATGACTGACGGAGCGCATCGGCCGTGACCAGAACGAGTGAGCCCGGATGCGTGACTGCGTGGTGCAAAGCCATCCAGGATGCTGTTCGGGACTTACCGACCTGTCGACCAGCAACGAAGACCTTTCGGTCACTATCGCTATCAAGGAACCGTTTTTGGTACTCGAACGGCTCGATTCCTATCACATTTTCGATAAATGCGGACGGATTATCCCGCAAATACTCGTAATCAGTCAAGTCATCTGACATATACGATTTAGAATCCTTCCCGAACTGTCAACAGAAACGGTTGTGCATCGGTGCTATTTGACCCATCAGCCAGTGCTGCTGTGACAACAGCCGTCGATTCAAGTGGCAACCGACTCCGCGTATCGCCTGTCAAAACATCTATCTCCTTTTTTCCAGCAGAGACGTACGACATGCCACGCAATACTGATTCGTTAGATGGCGTGTAATCAGTTGCCACGGTATCGGTTTCGAGCCGACTCTCATCTGTTGCATTCTTCGATACTGGCTTCGTAAAGTTTTGTCCTGTTAGTGCTGATTCAGCATTGTACTCATCAAAGACAAACAGCCACACATCCTGATCAACATCAACAAACAGGTCTTCGATAGTAACAGACAGTGATGCCCGTGATTTCAGATTACTCATATCTCGTCGGACAGCAACCAATGGCGATCCTGCATTCGCAAACGGATCGGTTGCATTATCAGTCGTAGTCACTGTCTCTGAAATGTACGATCCACCAGTCGTCCGAGACTCCTCAGTCGTCCGACTCTGTCGTGGCTCGCGCCCAGATCCGTACGTCGAGAACTGCATGCCACCAACACGGGCACCAAGTGGGTCAGCAGTACCTTGATTCTCCACTGACACTTGCAGAGGCATATTCGGTGTGCCAAGCGATGGCGAGCCCTCGATCTTTTCCCGATGGACGACGATATTTCGACCAACTTCAGCATCGTTGATCATTATATAGAGCGCCCCTTGATTGTACCAAGTGAAGGGGAAATTATAGATATAACCAGTTTCAGGTGTGAATACGCGACCACTCGGTCCAGTCCCATCCATTGGATCGATGTTCCAGTCTGACTGATGCACGAATGCAACATTTTCATTGTTGCGCCTGATTTGCACGTATACACCGTCAGTCTCAAAGGATAATCCGAGTGCATTGATTCCGGACTGTGTCTCCTTATCCCACTCGACTAACTCGGCTGATATCTCCCCATGTGTCAGCGACACGTGATTATTCGAATCGTATTCGAGGTGTTCGGACGGAATAATCAGACCAAGCCCTGGTTCAGCAAGCGTATGCGAGATATACTGTCCTGGATACGACGACCGAATTCGAGCAATATCATCACTGTTTGCGCCCGTCTCGACATCGATCGATCCAGACGACTCGGAAAAGTGTGTCTCATCGAAGAGCACACCGTTCGAATACCAGGCATAGCCCTCCTTCGAGAGCCCATAGGACGGATCGGCTGCGAACTGGACATCGAGTTCAGCACTCTTCATCGCATGGAATGGGGTTGCAAATTCGGATAACGCATCCCCAACTTCCTTCGACACCCCGATGTTATTGGAATTGGAATTCACTGTGTGGCCCCAAGCGTGCTAATTTGCATCGAAGACATCGTGACGATCGTCTCCGAGTAGCTCGGTTTTGAAATCAAAAACTGGTCCGTCCCAACGGTCGCATCGGACTCGAACGTGTCAACGATATCCGTCGGCACTTGCATGATTTCTGGCCCGATACTGCCCGACGGTTCAACACGGAAATGACTATTGCCGGCTGTGTGTCGGAACAGAATCGGAACTGGTGCTTGGTCATAGTAGTCCTCCTGTATTTGTGCATACAGTCGATCGTGTATCTTTGGCACCGAGACCGAGTCAGTTTCGACAACAAACAGCCCGTTGATCAAGTAGTATCCGCTGCTAAACTCATGAATGTGTGGCATTGTATTATGAAAGATCGCTGAACTTATCTGCAAGGGACTCCGTCGCTTCGGCTTGTTGCGAATCTGGGTCATCTAAGCATCCCAGCTCCTTTAATTTAGAATTCGTTGTTCTATCGAGCCGATCGTACGCCAGATTAGCCGGATTTTCGTCATCAACTTCGATCGGGCGTCCCTCCTCATCCTGACCGATCACTTGCTCCGTAATCAGACCCTTTTCCAGTTCATCATGCGCGTGCCAAAGTCGGTGTTGATCGATCGCAATCCGATACACCTCATTTACTTTGGCAAAGTTATCGTCATCAAAGGGCGCATTGTCAATCCATGACTCGGCCAGTTGCTCGACAAACGCTTTGGCCTCGTCATCGAGTTGTTCGTAGTAGTTCGATCGTTGCGCACGAAGCCCGTGTGTCATCCCATTCGTGTTGCCTTCTGGGGCTCCAGCAGATCCACCATGCACCCAACACCGACCACTGTCCATCGGATACCGTTCACAGTATCCCTGGTGATCTGTGTACGCGTGTGTGACGTACGGATCATCGTCTTCGATTGGCACTTCGACAGTCGAATCATCGTCTCCACCATCAGATGCCTCAGATCGCTTCAGAATAACTGCTGTGACATCGAAGCCTGACTTGAGGTGTCCGACAAGGTCACAGTATTGAGCGGGCTCATGCTCCCGCACATCGCCTCTCTCAATGATGACCGATTCAACATCATCTTCAGTCGTGTACACCGTGTCGGCTGTGTCGTCATGCACTTCGAGCCCGGCTCGATCATAGACCGTTGCGCCACATCGTTCAGGAAGGGGGTTCTCGGATACCATAATTACTCTGAGCGTATTTTACAGGAACAGCTTTTGTACCGCCCGAAAAGGCCGTTTCTATATAATCGGTAATGGAAGTTATTTTAAACCAATCGCCCTCAATCGTCTCCGAGTGCAGCCCGCTTCAAGTCCTCATACTGTTCGAGACTATCGAGCGCCCACTTGTACTCGAAGCCAGGCGGAGCATCGCCCATCCATTCAAGCAGATCGACTGTCTCATCGACAGAGAACCGGATCATATTCGAGTCAATCCGCGGTTCGTGTGGGAACGTGCTCCGTTCGAACATCGAACACACAGCAGCCGGCGATTCCAGTTCAGCACTCGCGCCCAATGTCGCATACGGACTGGCATTCGGATACCTGCGATCCCAGTTCAATGACCCGTCACACGCGAACCAGACCTTCATATCGATCGGAGTGAGCGTCAAGTCGTCGGCAAATCGTTTCCCATTCCCCCCATCATACCAGGACTCGTACTCGCTAAATTGGGGCATCGTTCTGGTTTGCATCACGTACACATCGTGATAGTCACTGGCATCCGCGCTTGGGTCACCATTATTCCGGCTCAGTTCGGCCCCACGATCGGCCGTCCGATACAACGAGACACCGGTCGTAAGCCACGCCAGTTCGTTGTCAAGCCATTCGAGGAACTGATCGTTGATCATGTACGTCTGTACAAATGGATTGCTCGTGTGGCGTCTCAGTGTCCCATCACCAAGCATCAGTCCGCGAACAAGCCGAGCCATATCAGGGGGCAACTCGGGATGCGGACAACTCCCATGCGACCAGTGATAGCCTGGTCGAGAAAATGTTTCGTCGCACTCGTGACAGACAACGGTGCCATCATCGTTCAACACTGGTTCATCGATAGATACCATATGCTATGACAATCGTAATGGAAATGCGAATAATACGTATCAATCAGACCCGACGTTGAGTCCGGTATCAAAGAAGTCCGTATTGTGATGGACGATCTTCCGAACAGTCCAGAGTGTATCTCGATCCATCCCAATGTCGTCCATCAGTGACTCGAAGTCATCTCGATAGACGATCCAGTCATCTGGGGTCCACGAATCGGGGTCCGCGTTTGTATCAGCATCGATAACCAGTGTAATCACACCCATAATGATTGGCTCGGCACTAATACTCCCGAATTGATTGATATTGATATTCGCCATGATGTACTGCACTCGGCGCTCGTGGTAGGGATTCAGATCGAGATAGCCACAGAACGTCTCGACCCATCGTTGCACATCAGCCGTGTAGTTGTCTTGCTTCCGAGTCGAACTATGTTTCCCGTCATTCCATTGCGCCAGTTCGTCCCAACTACGCCGGTCTTCGGGATCACGATGGGGCTGTAATCGATCCCGATCACGGAGATGGTAGGGCGTATCGTCGTGTCGTTTCCAATAAAACGTCGTTCTCGTATTCGATCGCCCGTCGTTTGCAAACCCATACTCGTAGTGCTTCTGTTGCGCCCACGATTCAGTATCGTTGAGTGCCCCAGACCCAGGCCCCCGATCGATCCAGACGCCATCAATATCGTGCGGTCCCAACGGCTCGTCAGTATCAGAATCAGCCATGCGACATCGCAAAAGAACAAGAGTAGTCGCTCCACAACTACTCCTACTGTTCCACCCAGATACCAGTACGGGATGCAAGTATATAAATGTTTCGGTCTAATACAAATAGAGCCAGAGGTGATATTAATAGGGGCTCTAATCGTATCACAAGTGGGGGAAGGCGGGTCCCGATCCGGCCCGAATTTGCGGAGATCCTGTACGATGGAGGGCTTGGTATTCTTTACCAAAGATCGAAAGGTTTAAGTAGACGGAGGCCCTACTCTGCTGTAGGTGGGCGGTGCGGTATCCTTCCCGATGGGATCTTTGCTGTTTGTCCTACACGAACAGAGCCACTATTGTTACACGAAGAGGGCCTGCGGTAATCCTACACGAAGAGGGCCTGCGGTAATCCTACACGAAGAGGGCCTGCGGTAATCCTACACGAAGAGGGCCTGCGGTATCTTTCACAATCGGAGCCATGCATCGTGTCCGAAGAGGGCCTGCGGTATCTTTCACAATCGGAGCCATGCATCGTGTCCGAAGAGGGCCGTCGGTCATCCTCGTGCACTGGGTGCTTGACGAGCACTGGTGCCTTTGGATGTACCCCCAATCGAGCCAACCGAGCCCAAATATTTTTATACACGGGCCAAGTACGTATAGACGGAAGATGAATGTGACAATCGATCAGACCTGTCCGTCGTGTGGCACTGGCATCCACGAGTCCCCCGAGATAACCGAGATCACTGCAAGTGCACTCTTGCGTACGTTGACCATCAACTGGGCCTGCCCTGCGTGCGAGGCAACCTACGAGACTGAGGCGACGATCGATATGGACATTGTCGACTCGTTCGGGTTTGAATCGTGGATCGGATCGGTAAACAATGCGACGGCCTGTGTGCTGGTTGAAGCAGGGAACGATTCCGATTCGGAAACTGGGGCCGAGTTCGTAACTGACAAGAGCGCATAGTCTGGGGGCACTCGGGCCATCAGTGCAGATGAACTGAGCCTGGGGTGGCAGTTCGGGTTGGGGGCGATCGGGGCTAAATTTGGGTTCTGAGCAAGGGTGAGATTTTTTTCGAATCGGGGTGGGGTTGGTTCGAGGAAATTATATGGCGTCAGTTTTGATAGCACAGCGGGCCGGTATCCGATAGCACAGATGCCCAGTATCCGATAGCACAGATGGCCAGTATCCGATAGCACAGATGGCCAGTATCCGATAGCAACAGATGGTGGAGAACGGGTTTTGTTAGACTGCATTGGGGCCTAGTTCGTATTGAACAAGGGCAAACGTCTGGATGAATTCGGTGCCTGAAATTTATTTCGATTGGGGTGGTTTTGGGCAGTCAATAGTATTTGCCTCGATTGCCATGTGACAGTCGTGGCACACTGCAACAAGATTGTCGAATGTGTGCGCATTTTCTGCGTTGTCAAACGATCGCACTGGTTCGATGTGATGAACGTCTAGTTTTCTGTCTAGACTTTCTTCTTGAATGCCACATGACTGGCAGTTTCTATTTGCGTTCTCCCGTACTGCCTCTTGTTTTTCGATAAATGCTGGCCCGTATAGGTATGTATCGTATCCTGACTCGTATTCCATCGGACGGCCATTGTTATTGGGTTCTATTCCTGCCACTTCTTTTGCTTGTGACCAAGAGCCGAATCTATTAACATATGTGAACCACGATGGAAGGCGTTCGTCTTGTTTGAATAGACCAACTTTTACTTCCCCATACCGTTAATCACACTCTTTCATTTTTGCTATCAGTTCTTCGTCAGTTATTTCTCTTGTTTTGTACTCGAACCCAAGTTCTTCCAGTGCGCCTGCAATTGTATCTTTTGTTGTGTACGATATAATTGTTGATGATCCTATATCCATTTCTTTGATATCAGACCAGTTGTATGGCTCAGATTGTTGTGAGTCTCGTATTTTCTGTGTTATTTCATCTGTTGTATATTTGTCTCTGTTTGGCTTGAACCCGGCATGCTCTACGGCATTGTTCCATGTACCGAAATGGGATTGGAATGTGGATTCTGATGGTAACTTGTTGTTGTCTTGTATATCTCTCTTTGATGGTGTTTCATCGTATTCTTTTTGTAGGAGTTCAAGCAGTTCTTCGTCTGTGTATGTATATTTTTCTGGTGTATGTACACCAATTGATGTTGCTTTGTATCTAAATTCTCTCGGGCTAAATTTTGTCCCCTTGGCCATTTCTTTAAAAGTTTTATCCGAGTCGTAATTTTCTTTGATCAGTGTTGTTGGGTGGTCTGCATAATTATCGTATCCTGTATTTATTTTGAACTTATCTAACCATTTTGAAATAGTAGATATGCTCACACTGCATCTTTCACCTACCTCTTTTTGTGTTAAGTCTTTCTCAATGTAGAGTTCTTTGAGATCCGATTTGCTCTTGTGGCTGTAGTTTCCCATGTTTACTCTATGGTGGGGTGCTACTTAAAACTTTCGCATTTTTCCCAGTTATATAGTTGTCAGATTTTTGGCAGCCCCCCTTTAATCTGGCTTAGCCGTCTACTATCGGTATATTAAAAAACTGGCTTGTTTTAACAATACTGTCGGTAGATACGGGTCGCATATACTGTCGGTACAAGTACCGGCAAGTATTGTGACCGAAAATGAGATCGGTACCTTTATATGGGTGGCAGCCCATGCGTTATACACGGGGGAGCGCCCCCGTGCGATCCGGTCTCAGATCGGATCAGGTACGAGCCTCGCCCCGGTAAACAACCGTTGCATTTGGTGGCAAACAGATTTGAGATGACCCAAAAAACCACTTCAAAAACGGACAACTGATTAGTAATGCGGGGCGAGTTACACACAAATGCGAACAAATGAGGTTTCAAAAATGACGAACGACAACATAAGCCACGTTGAAGTTGAGAAAATGAACA